CCGCACAAGTAGCGAGAATTAGCATTAGTAATATTACGGCAATTGCGAAATAAAGGTCGTACCCCGGAAACCATTTTGATTTCAAAGGTCGAATTAACCTTTTCTTTCTATTTTTCCTACGGTCCATTTGAAACCCCTTATGAATGTTTACACAAAAACTACTTGTGTGGGTTTCCCGGCAAAAAGGTTACTGTTTTGGCTAAGAAGATAATTCTCCCGTTATCTTATAAATTTTCATAAGATAAAAGACGATGTCGTTAAAACAATCGCTCTGCTCTTAAACTCCCGAAGATCCGTCCGAGCCAGCTGAACCACTAGAATTAGGATCGCTAGTCACAGGAGCTGGAGCAGGGGCCGGGGCCGGAGCAGGAACAGGGGGAGCACCAGCAGAACCAGCAGAACCGTCTGAGCCACTAGAATTAGGGTCGCTAGTCACGGGGGCTGGAGCAGGAGCAGGAGCAGGGGGAGCACCGGAAGAACCGGCAGAGCCACCTGAGCCATCAGAACCACTAGAACCACTAGAATTATACGAATAACTAGTTGTTGTCATTTTTACTCTTTTGAACTGTCTGGAGCTACCGACCATGCCACACTTCGGACATTGTCTTAATCTTCTAAATAATCTTCTAAACATACCAAACATTAGTCTATTTTTTTATACCTTTTTTTTGTCAAAAAAACAAAAAATAAATATAACATTCGAAATGGCGAAAAAGATACTTGTTACTTGGAAAGCTTCCCATCAAGCTGTGTTGGGTCTCACTATGGAAGAGGATGTGGATCCCAAGGAATTTGAAAAACAGCTAAACGAAAGCGACCCGACAGACCCAAATGGTCCCCTCGTGAAAATAGAGCAAATGACACGAGAGGGAAAAGTCGACTTTCAAAACATGGCCGACGTATCCCTAAAAGACTTTAAGGTAACCTCTATTTAGGGTCGGAAATGTTTTTCCAACTTCTCTTCTAGTTTGTCAAATCTGGAATGCATAATGTCAGTAGCTCGTGTTAAGTCACCTTTTGTGACGTACTGCTTTGGCATTTCGACTGCTAATTTGGCTAACTTTTCAAGCATCTCGTCATGTTTTCTCCAGAGTTGGTCTATGTTATGAAATAGCCGTTTCATTGTCCAACCAATAAAGAACGCAGCTAAACCTAAAATTATATCTATTGCGTTATTGAATTCCATCCTTGACTTCCTTAATTACACTAACAAAACTCTATATACACAAATTAAAAAAATATGATGATTTTTTCCTACTTATCGTCTGGTAGTTTTGGAAGTTCTTTCATCTTATCTCTTATGGCTCTTTGATCCTCATAACCTACCTCTCCTCCTTTATGTAGATAATGAAAACCGCCATTGAGTGGAAGCTTCTTTTCGATAACAAGTAATTTTAGTCTATCGTTTGGAACTATCATCTTGGTCCCACGATCGGTCATGTAAAAGATCGTTTTTAAAAATCCGACCCTAACTATTCTTGCTTGTCGGCCGCTTATATATAAAACGTCGTCATTACAAAAATCCTTGCCAACGCAGATTAACAAGCCTTCTACGGCTTTATGTATCGCGTCTTTAAAGAGAATGCCAAGAAAAGCTACAAGTACTAACCAGCCATATGAGCCTATTAATTGTTCTGCGGCTTGTTGTAATTCGGGATTTGCTAGTTTTTCGTTCATTTATAGAGCATACCTTATTACACCTCTATTTAGACAAAACCTGTGTAATATATTTTATATGGAAGATCAGATCGCTAGCGCCGGTCAAAGTTTTATCGGCGAATACGGTTGGCTACTTGTCGCGGGAGCGGCGGGTTTAATTTTCAAAGAGACTATAACTAGCTTCGCAGCTGCTGTATCCATGTCTCTTTTCGGCGGAATAAAGACTGACGATGTTTACATCATGGGAGGTAGAACTTGTAGGATCGTAAGGGTCGGCATGAGATCTACAACTTTCTATTTTAGTGATACTAAAACTAGGGTAGACATACCAAATGAAGACATTAAAGGTTTAAGGTTAGAGAAGAAGATAACACCGATGGATGGAGAGAGCGTTTAAGTTAGTTATATATTATGCCTAAAGTTAGACTTGACCAATTGGCCGATTCTTTAGATGAATTGGATAACCCTCAAGGAAGAGCCCTCCAGAGAGAACCCATACGACCTCGGGAGAGATTCCACATAGAAGACTTTAAATGGACCAATAAGCAGAAAGAATTTATTAAGATAGCCTTAAGTAAGGAGTCTAAAATTCTTTTCGGTAAAGGTCCAGCGGGATCTTCCAAAACTCTCCTTAGTGTTTATTGCGCTCTGCATTTGCTCTGCGAAGGAAAGGTTTCCGAAATAGTCTATATTAGATCTGCGGTAGAAAGCTCTGATTCTAGAATGGGTTTTTTACCGGGAGACGCGGACCAAAAGCTTCATTTTTATAACCTTCCTTTTCTTCACAAAATGGAAGAGCTAATTTGCCCCAACGTAATAAAGAAATTGCAAAAAGACGAAAGAGTATCTACTTATCCTGTTAATTTTTGTCGAGGTATGAGTTGGAATTCGAAATGTCTAATATTTGATGAATGCCAGAATAGCTCTCTCAAGGAAATTGTAACAGTATTAACTAGATTAGGTATGGGTTCCAAATGCTTTGTTTTAGCCGACCCAACTCAGACAGATTTAAAAAATGGGCATAGAGGAGGATTCGAAAGAATAGAGACCTTATTCACAGACAAAGAAAGCTCAAAATTTGGAATAAACACTTTCGAATTCACGGAACAAGACGTAGTAAGATCAGAATTAGTCAAATTCTTAGTAACTAAATTCAAGGATTTAACTACTATGCCTATTTAACATGGCCAACGAATTCTTTCGAGGGCTCTGTCGTTACTGTTTGTCTCCAGCCCTCTTTATGTAAAATTCTTGTTACGGTCCCGCAGAACCTTCTAACATCTTTTTCGGATATGTTCCAAAAAAATGCATGCATCATTTCCTCTATCATGACTGCCATTTCCCTTTTTGGGGTTAGGTCTGGAGCTATGTGTATTTTGGGGCCTCGGTAGTCAGGTGGGTCACATAGCCCATCTGCGTGGTAACTATAGTGAGGCCTCTTCATTAACATTTTGTATTTTACTCCTTGATTATTTGTAAAAGTGTAATTTGCCATAATATTTTTATTATTAATACTCGCTTTTAGTTGTAATAACTATTTACCTAGTTGTAAAAAAATTATGTCTCGATATAATAAAGTTACTTATTGTAGAAATTGTGGGGCCTCCAACAACTGGAGTTTTAGCGAAGGATCTTCGCTACTCGAGAAGCCGGAGCTCTGCCATTCATGTAATTATGATTTGACAACAGGAAAAAAACCCAAAAAGAAAATAAAGGCCAAGGCCTCAAAGAAAAAAAAGCCCAAAGAAATAGTACCGGATTTCAAGGATTTACCGCCTTTAGAGCTAGACGAAGAAGCTTGCGTTTTTTCAAAAGAAGACAAACAGTCCTTGGGAGGTTTAGTCGCCCCTATATTCAAAGAAGATGACCTAGAGAGTCCCACTAATGCCAGCCAAGAGAATTAAGAAAAAAGAAAAAAGAAAACCAAAAGCTAAATTTGAAGATAATATTTTAATTATTGACGAAGAAATAAACAAAAGGAGAAACAAGTGGACGTTATCATCCATAGCTTGGATGGACTATGAGGATATTTCTCAAATACTCAAAATACACATATTTAAAAAATGGCATCTTTTTGATCAGAGTAAGCCTCTACTCCCTTGGCTGAATAGGATTATATCTAACCAGTTAAAGAATCTAGTCAGAAATAATTATAGTAATTATTGCAAACCATGTTTAAGATGTGCCGCCGCTGAGCCGGATTCCGGATGCGCTATATATAGCGTTCAGGACACTCGTTGCCCTTTGTATAAAAAATGGGTAGAAAAGAAAAAGTCAGCTTATGATGTGAAAATGGCTTTACCGTTAGAGAAGCATAAAAACGAAGTTAACGAGCATTGGGTTCACCTAGCAGATATAGAAACTGGTATATATAAACTCAGCGCTAAGTTAAAAGAGATACTTAAGCCAAATGAATGGTTAGTTTATGAAAATTTTTATATTAACAATAAATCAGAAATAGAGATAGCAAAAGAATTAAATTTCAAGACAACGGAAAAGAACAGAAGTCCGGGGTATAAGCAAATAAAAAATATACAAAAATCTATAATAAGCAAAGCCAAGAAAATATTAGAGAGGGACGAGCTAGATTGGATATGAACAACGAAGATTTCAAATTAACAGAGAGTCAAAAGCAAGCTCTTATTCAGGTCAAAGACTCTATTATTTCGGGAGAAGAAGATGTTGATATCTCCTTGATTCATTTGATACGAGATGTAGCAGGGTTTCCCGATAAAGACGGCAGGAGTAAGGAAGGTCGTGCGGTAAAAGCTTTCCTAAGCAAGATAGATTTGAGTGCTATCCCAGCAAGCGAATATCAAAAAGTAGATAGGCCAGAACTTACAGAGGAACATAAAGAGTTCATTAGGAATAATAGGGGCACAATGAAGTACGTTGAAATGTCTCGAATATTATTTGACGATGATAAACTGACTAGCTTGAGCGCTGAAACGAGGATGGTTACAGAGTATTGCAAGACTTTAGAGGGAGATAGTTTCGAAGACCCCTCGTTGGCTCCGGCTTTTGAATACAAACCCCCAAAACATCCGGATAGAGTATTAAGTAAAATTAATAAGTACATTTTAGACAGCGGGATAAACAAAGAAAAAATTACCCCAAGACAAAAAAAGAATATAGAAAAATTAATGGGGTACCTGCATACTTTCAGGTTCGTTCACCAGATAAGTAATTACGCTCATGAGACAGAGAGGGAGCTTTTCGAGTCTTCTTTCGTTAGATACACTAATGATAAACCCGACCTAACCCAAGAGGAAGTCGACCAATATATAGTTCTTTCGGGAGAAGTTGTTATAGCGTCGAATATTCAGAGAAGAGTAGGTAGGCTTACGAACTTATTAGATGAAACAGCCATGGATAACGAAGGGCGAAGAATATCTATGAGCTTAGTGGAAGCTATAAGCACAGCTCAAAACGAATACAATTCATGCGTAAACAGACAACACAAATTACTAGAAAGCCTAAAGGAAAAAAGAAGCTCCAGACTCAGCAAGCAGATACAAGACAACGCCAGTATTCTAAATTTAGTTGAAACTTGGAAAGACGAAGAAGGAAGAAAAGAATTAATTAGGATAGCGGAATTGAGAAAGAAAGTAATTAATGATGAGATTACCAAACTCTCAACCATGGACGATATCAAAGCTAGGATATTTGGCATATCAGAAGAGGAGGCTTTAAATGGCTGAGCTAATATGTAAAATAGACGGAGCCAGATTCGATACAGAAAAAGAGCTTCATAGATACTTACGTAAATTCAAGATGAGAATGGCGGAGTATTATCAAAAATTTTACCCCAGAAGAGATTTGCTCACTGGCGAGTTAATTAAATTTAAAAATAAAAATTATTATTTTTCTAATCACTTTAATTCTAGAGTGAATATGAAAAAATGGCTAAAGGAAACTTCCCAAGAAGAGGCTAAGGAGTTTTGTTCTAAAATTATCAAAGAAAGAAAAGAGAGAAGAAACCTAGTCTATTCTCCAACACAGGTTGAGATGCGTTGCACTATGATGCCGCCCATTCATTACTATCAGGAACTGTTTGGTGATTTTTATAAATTATGTTCGGAGCTTGACTTAAAGCCTAGATTTAAAAAATTTCCTCGTAGAGAAGTGAAAGAGAAGATAAAAGAAGGCTACGAAATAGTCGTCGACACGAGGGAGCAAAAACCCCTGAACATAAATTATGAAACTAGGAGAGAGGGTTTAAAGTTTGCTGATTATTGGTTGGATAAAGAAGACAATAAATGTTACGTGGAGAGGAAAGAGACTAAAGATTTTATAGGCACATTTACAGGAGGTTGCGATAGGTTCTCTAGAGAATTGGAGAGGGCCGAGGAGCAGGGCGCGTATGTAGTTGTTGTCGTAGAAAACTCACTAGACAACATGATGAAATTTAACTATCTTAAGTATATAACAAAGAAGGTGCAGGTAACCCCAGAGTTTGTGCTAAGGAATGTCAGGGACATAATACAAAAACATAAGAACGTACAATTTCTATTTGCGAAAGGAAGAACTGAAGCTACTAGAGTAACAAGGAAGTTGTTCTTCTCCGGCACCGCATATAAGGATATGGATTTGCAGTTAGCCTACGACTTGAAACTTTTTTAACATGTGGTCTTGTCCTCAAAAATACGAGAGAGAAGTAGAAGATGTAAATTCTAGGTTATCTAAACTAGAGGGATACCTAGAAGACAAAGAAGCGAAGATCACTCTGTCTGAATTCCTTAGAAATAATTTATACTTTACTACATACCTTTTGAGCGGTATAAAGCTAGCGCCCTATCAAGAAATAACCCTAAGGGCTTTATTCAATAGAAATTTCAGTATGTGTGTTTGGGGTCGTGGCTGCGGTAAAAGTTTTATAGCTGCGGTTTATTGTTTTCTCCAGTGCGTCTTCGAACCTAACACAAAAATACTTATAGCTGGCCCGACTTTTCGTACGGCAAGATTCATTTTCAACAATATAGAAAAAATAGTAGAAACGAGAGAAGCCGTCCTACTGGCTCAAGCCTTTGGGGCCAAAGTAAAAAGAAACGATCAATATGAATGGAGGATAAACGGCGGAACAATTACAGCAATCCCATTAAGTGGAGAAAAGATTCGTGGTTTTCGTGCCAACGTACTTGTTCTTGATGAGTTTATGCTTTTACCGGAGGATATAATTAAAAATGTTTTAATGCCTTTCTTGGTCGCTCCCCAAGATATGACAAGAAGAATGCGGATAAAGGAAGTGGAGGATGAATTAATACAGCAGGGAGCAATCGAAGAGAAAGACAGAACCAAGTTTGAAAATACTTCCAAAATGATAGCTCTATCTTCTGCTAGTTATACTTTCGAAAACCTGTATAAAACTTACCAAGAGTGGATAAATAAAATACAGGATAAAGACAGCAAATTGGAGGCTAAATATTTTGTATCTCAACTGGGGTATGAAGCTCTGCCTGAAGAGATGATAGATAAGACGATTATCGACGAGGCCCAAGATGGAGGTTCTTCTCATTTTTCGTTTCAGCGAGAATACTGCGCTCAATTTACAGATGGTAGCGACAGTTACTTCAGCGCAAAGAAGATGGACGCTTGCACTTTAAAGGGGGACGAAGAGCCAAGTACTCTTTTAGTTGGTCGAAGCGGAAAGAGGTATGTTTTAGGTGTCGA